GAATTAGGGTCTTTTGCTGCTTTGGGAAACTTCTTCATCTGACCTGCGGAACGTGCGCAGAACGATTTACGCCGCTTTGCATCTTTGCTGCCCTTCTTAACCTTACCAGTTACAGCGGTTTTTAACTTAGAACCGGGATTTGCTTTACGATACGCGGCAACACCCTTTTTGGTCATGCCTGCACCAGCTTTGGTCTTACGATAATTACCGCCCTTGCCAGTGGTTTTGCGTATTGGATTTTCTTTTTTACGAGCCATTTGTCCAATCCTCGTTTTTAATGTAAATAATCTCAAACGCCGCAGAAATATCAAAACTGACAGAGCTGGAAGACGATATTGCCCGTACTTCTATGTCTGTTTTTTCTGTAAATTTTTGCGGAATTGCAAAAGTTTCTTCAACGTGCATCCCTGTTGTTAAAGACTTAACATCTTTTGATTGAAAAACTTCGCCATGTGGCCTCACCGCCAAGATTAATTTGCAGACCGCAGGGGTGTTAGACGTTGTTCCATTAGATATGTCATACTGGGACAAGTACGCCGTGTATCCCGCAGGAACAGTCCAAAGAGCCATTAGACTTTGGTTTGATCCTACTACTCCGTTTACGGAAGCATAAACATTTGCAGGGACACCTGTCGTTATCGTACCTGTTCCCGCATAAATAACACCTGCATTTTCTCCACCCGATCCCGCAGAACGCACAACCATACGATTTATGCGTAAAAACGATTGCGTGGTGTTTACAGCAGTTTGCCCGTTTAAGGTAACGAGTTCGTTTATTTCGTTGTAGTCACCATCTAGTCCGTACAGTTGAACTGTCCTTGCCCCTGTTCCCGCAGAAGTGTCGTCTGTAGATGAGCTAGAAACTTTTAGAACAGTTGCCGCAGTCAAGTAACTATAAAGGCCACCTTCTGCCCATATAGTTTCCAAACTGTCTCCAACAGTGGAGTTGTTGCCGAACTTAAAAAGCGAATTGTGACCCGTAATTTGACCACGGGCCACCTGAAGCTCAAATGGCTCAGATGTTCCAACTTGTGTTATGGAACGAAAGTTAGCCATTTGTACTCCTTATGACAAAAAGATTGTCAATTCGTTGCTTGCGCCTGTGAATGCACTTACATAAGCACCGCTTGTCGCAAGGATACCATCATCTGGAATGTTCAGATGGTGCATACCTGTCGAAAAGGTTTGCTCAATAAGAGTTTCGCCAGACGCACTGCCGTTCTTGATTGTAAATGCGCCAGCCGCAGCCGCGTAAATTACAATCTGACGGATGCGTGAACGTGAGTCACCAACAACAGCCGCAGAGTCACCTTGCGCGAAGTTATATGCCTTTACTGGACCTGCCATGATCTATCTCCTTATCCAGCGGAGACAGTCACAACACCTGAGTTGCTCCATAGCTGCCCTGCGACAGTTGGATCAGAAGTCGGTAAATCTTTGATGATCACAACGCTGTTTGTTCCATCGTGTGTGATAGAAATGTTCTCTGTGATTGCACCAGTTGTAGCGTTTTCGTCAATCTCTACGAAACCGCCTTTTGAGCGCACTGGACCGCTAAAAGTAGTATTAGCCATTTTGTTCTCCTGTCTTGGCTAGTGTCAGCCACACCATGTGACTGTCAGGGACGCACTCAGAATAACACAAATGACTCAAAAAGAAAGAGGCGACTGTAGCCGCCTCTAAAGTAAGGAGCAAAACATGAAGAATGTTCTGCCCCTATTGTAGCACAGATTACGCTCCGGGTGAACCGAATACTGCGCGTGGGTCAGAATAGCCAAAGCTATAACGCTCACGAGCTTTAAAGCGCATGTTGCCTGTGTCGAAATCCGCTTCCATGTTTGTGCGCATTGGTGAACGCTCAAAATGCTTGAAGCCGTTAGGTGCGTCAGTCTTAATGAAGAACGCATCTGGGTCGGTCAAGAAGTGGTTAACAGTGTAACCCTCTGGAAGCATACCCATGTTACGGATCGCGTTAACATCATTGTCTGCTGTGCCAACACGTAGAGTTGATTCCAACAAACGATCTGCAACGAATTGCAATTGTGGTGGAATGATCAACTTAGTGCCGCGTAGAGCAATGATCATGTTGCGTTCGTCAACGAATGTTGAGATGTCGATAAGAGCATTCTCAAGTGATGTTTCGTTGAGGTCAGCAGCAGTTGAAGGTTCGTTGCGGAACGTACCACCACCAGCTAGTGGGTGGTCAGTTGCACAAAGTTCTTTGCCGTCACCGCCAGTAAAGTTGCTATCGAACGCATTGTTCAATGTTGCAGCAGCTTTAACTTGCTTTGTGTGAGCCATAGAACGAGCCAACGCACGAGTATAACGCGCACCAAGGCGGTCATACAGGTTGTCTTCAACAGCTTCTTCTGTTAGTGCGAATGCAAGCGCAACTGTCTCGTGTGTATAACGAGCAGTGTATGCTTCATTTGCGTTATCAAACTGGACACCAGAACCTTCGTTCTTCGTTGGAGCATTTCCAAATCCGACCAGCATAACCTCTTCTTCAAAAGCACGATCTGATGCCTCTGTTTCATAGATTTCCGCATGCTGATTTTCATAGCGGTCATATTCCATACCGAACAAAGCATTAAGGCCCGGCTCTAGTTCTTTAACGAGTTGTGATCTTGAAATAGCCATGAGTCACTTCTCTCCTTATGCCAGACCTGCAGTGCCAGCACTGAACAGGTGGTTGTTGATTTTAACGATCACGTTAGTGTTCGCTGATGAAACATCGCTGTTCTCAGGGTCTTGAGAAATATCAATGGCTTTCAACGGCAATGTTGCTGTTGTCGCGCCAGTTGATACTGCAAGCTCCATACGAGAACCACCAGAAGTGGTGTCACCTACAGGTGAGTTGTCAACGATGTCGAAGTTACCTGCAAGGTCAGCTACAGGGAATGCAGCGTTTGCTTGTACTTCGAATGTTGCATTTGGATCATCAATTACGTCTGCAATGATGTCCGCTGCAGCCACACTACCGGGATAGTAGTTTGACCATGTTGGTTTGCCTGTCGTCGGGTCTGTATAGTTACAGCCGTTGAACACGCCAAGGATAAGTCCTGAACCACCCGCAGCAACACGCTCAATGCCACCGCCAGTTACCATGGCAACTAGGTCGCCTTGGAAGATAGCAGTACCATAGTTTGAAGCAATACGGTAACGGTTCTGTTGTTGTGAACTAATACTTGTACGTGATGGACGAAGGCCAAAAGGTGCGTCGTAGTTAGACATCCTTATTCTCCATCAGATTTAGGTCGTGAGCCAAAGCTCACAGAGGTTTTACGCTGCGGTGCCATTTTCGGCATCGCGGGGTTATTTTCGCGCATCCAATCGCGATCAACAGCTTCCATTTGGTTTTGTGTAACACCTTGGTAGTGCTGATTACGTTGATCTGCCAACTCGACGGGGATTCGAGCAAGAACCAAACCGCCGACACCAATGATGCCTGCGTTGCGCCCCTCGTCTACAACTGGACCTGAGTATTCGGGATATTCCTCTGCACGAACGAGGTCGTATCCTTCTTGTCGCCGCTTATGGACGTTAGTTTTGTCGTCAAACTCCATCACGGATTCACGAATCCAACGATGTTTATACCCCAAAGGGGCTTCCGGTGCTTCTAAGGCTGATCCGGGCCTCCAAACTTTGCGCTCTTGGCGCTCCCGCGTTTGTGTTTCGCGTGAGGTACGATCTGCCATATCAGTCTCTCCGATTTTCAAGTTTAGCTACTTGAGCAGCATATTTATCCAAGGGCACTCCTAATCTTTCAGCCAAGCGTACTTGACCGGGATTAAGCTCCACTTGCTTTTTCCGTCCGCTTTTTAAGGAACGATTACCGCTCCCAGCAGGTGTGACAGACGGGACGCTTTTCTTGTCACCCTGAAACTTTTGCGGCATTTCTCGACGCATACGCTTGTCGATTTCCGCGTAATATTCGTCTGAAGTTGGGTCAAAGCCCTCTTCAGCTACAAGTGTTTCGTGAATTGTACGAGCTACACCTGTCATAACTTTATCTTGACCAAACCACTGGTTCTTACCAAGCCATGACTCTAGCTTTGGATCACGCTGCTGTTGGCGTGGCTGTGGCTGATATTGCTGCTGTGGAGCTTCTTGTTGTTGAGCCACTTCAGCTTGCGATTTACTTTTTTGAACGCGAAGACGCTCTTTTTCGATAGCAATCTGCGCAATCGCTGACTGCGCATCTGCTACCTTATCATAGTCTCCAGCTTCATATGCTTCTGCCAAAGCACGTTTCGCTTGAGCCTCTTGAGAAGAGATACGACCTTCATACTCAGACATATATCCAGTGTTAACTGTAGATAGACGCTTTTTGTATTCTTCGTTTTGAGCTTGTACCTGCTGAATATACTGAACTGCAGCAGCAGCTTCTTCTTCAGCCTGACGACGAGCGGCAGTTAGTTTTCGAATGCGCTTTTGAACATTCTCGCTATACTGG